CTCTGTCGAGGTTGAGCGGTCATCGAAGGCCGCCGCATGGCTGTCTAGGATATTCACGCCGTCAAAGCCGCCGTTCATAAACACGGTGAACTTTGCATAGTCAGAGAACTTGTTGAAAAGCGTTGCCTGTGTGCCGCTGTGGACAAGACTTGCAAAAGTAAGTCTTCCAGTTGACCCATCCGTAATCTTGTATTCCGTTGCGTCAGGAGAACCGTTTCGGATGTAGCACGCTTCACGCATGTGAATGTTCGCAGAGGAGGTAATGTCGGTAAAGGAACCGTTACCAAGAGCCACTCTCGCAAGAGTAAACTTGTTGTTGTTGAAGGTGTCCGTGAACGACCCTGTAACGACAGCATCAAGCTTATCTATGCCAGCAAGCTTGGTGAAGGTTGTTACGATCCTATTAAGCTCTCCGTTTACGTTGGTGTTTAGAACATCTCCGTCGTTTCGTTCAAACTTAACACCCCAGTAAAATCTGCTATCCGTGATCTCTGAAGAACCAGGAGCACCAGTAAGACCAGAAGTTGCTACCTGACCTCTTGTAACCTTGAATCTAAATGGGATAGGAGGTACGATAGCGCCAAGGAGACGAGGGTCTGGCAGGGAGGCGGTCACAGCCGATAGACGGGTCTTTGCTAGGAATCCACCAGAACCGGTGATGTCCCCAAGCAGGGAGTTCGTGTTAAGAACCTGTGGGCCACGGAAGCCGAATGGAAGGCAAGAGTCTGGGAGGTATCCTCTCTCCAGGGGCTCGCTCATGATTACACGAATGTACTTGGAGCGATTTGGGTATTTGCCAGAGCGGATTAGGCGGCGATCCTCTGGGTTTTCTACATCGAAGTTGTAGACCACCCTGGAGTCACCAATCACCTTACCGATGTAGTTGTCAGCAGCAGGATCAAGTGTCACGTTGGTGAACTGTTCGATTACGGCCGGATTAAGATCCGTGTCGGTAAACTTACGGACAATCACACTGAACGTACCAAAGGCATATCGTGGGTTTGTCGATGCAATGATGTTGACGATAGAAATCTTCACTTGACTGTTGGAGTATTCTCCGTCATCAATTGCCTCTATCTGGAAAAGGTCGTGCTCGGTTCCGCCATATGGCTGCGAGATAAACCAAGGAGTCTTGGGTGTCTTGTATCTCGTGTCAAAGCGACCGAACATTTCTCTCATTATCAGAGAGGTGTCGCCCGAGGTTGCTGAGGTGTTTGTACTACCCGACGCCAGAAGAACCGTGTCGGTTCCCGTGGAGACGTGTGCAACCTCATTGTCAACGGCATAATCTGCATAGAGATAGTGTCTCTCCTGCTCGAACCTGGAGGGGTCGGTGTTTAGAAGCTTTGCGAAGTAGTAGTTTGAGCTTGGGTCAAAGGATGCACTGTAGATTCTGACGCCTGCGAAGCCGTCATCACAGCCAAATGCTGAACCCTGAGAGGTCGATACTACAAGCTTGAAGAGGGATGTGGTGCTATTGACTGTTGCCACGTCATCTGCTCCAACCGTCCAGGAAGCGTTATGGTCGAGGATCATGATACGAGCATCGTGTGCCGTAAACACTTCACCACGAACGATGTGCACTTCATCCGAAGAACCCGTTGTTAGGAACGAGTTGTTATCGGTGAACATCGGAAATCCACGAGCTTCTGATGCGGTGAGCTGATGTTTGGCAATCAGAAACTGTACCGCTCCATTGGTTTTCCCAGAACCAGCATCGAAGGTGCCGCTTATCTTGAAGCCTGCATTTGTTACAATGCCCTTGGTTCTGGTTGCCTCTATGTCAGCAGCAGTTGAGTTTACACCGGCTCCAAGTACACGTACGAAAGTTAGAGCAGACCTATTCTCTAGAAATTTCTCTACTGCATATGGAGCTGCCAGCTTTGGGCTTACGTCACCAAACTTGGTTATGAAATCGTTAAATGAGCCGATTGTGCTAGGCACAAAGGCCGGACCCTTGAGAGAGGCACCAACAACACCACCAGGAACGCCAACGGGTGATGCCGTGCGAGCGGTGAGGTCGATTTCTCTATCATAGAATCCTGGAAAATTGAAAACTGTATCTGCCATTTTGGTTCCTCTTATTGCAGAATTGGCAACGCCCTTCTTTTCATATTCTAATTAGGTCCGGGTAAGTCGTAACTCCACCAGGCCTACCGTTTATTTAGAGACAAAATGTACTGCTCTGCTGTCTCTATGTCCGATGCCGCAAATACCGTTTCTCCTTTTGCCTGATTTGTGTCTAAGATAGATACATACTTCGTACGCCTCTTTCCTGTTCTGGCGTCAATCAATGTCTTCTTAACTACGTATCTCTGCATTGTTGTCTTGGTCTGTGCTTGTTCGGGGGCCACTTCAATGTCGCTCAAGGTAAACGCATCGCTGGCATCTGTTTTAATTGGTGGTCTCTCAAGGACGCTCTTTGGCTGAATTTCTCCTGGGACTAGGGTCATATCAAAAACCACGTTGGGGCAGGAGATCCACCGGCGAACAGGTACAGCATTTGTTGGATGCTGCGGAGCAAATAGGTAGCCCTTTACACGAATATTGAACGTGTAGCGAACAAGGCGCTCGTCCCCGCCGAACTCATCAAAGTTCTCGCCATTCTGAAAGGTGTCCTCGGTGGTTGCTAGAAACCAATATCCCTTGTCGGTTTCCAGTTTGTGACCTCTCATCTGCGGCAGAAAGGACGACATGTAGGTTTCTATCATGTAGTTCATGTGCTGAGTGTAGGATGTCCAAAACACAACCTCATAGGTTGCGGTAAAAAACTGTGGCTGGGGTACTGTTATGATTTCGTAGATATTGCCACCTGGAGACGTAGTAGAGCCTAGGAGGCCACCCTGGACGATCTCAATTTCATCCTTGTTGGCATCCCTCTCCTCTCGTGTAGTTTCGGGCATTCCGCTCAGGACATTTTGAACGTTCTGCAAACCCTGCTTGTTGAGCAGGTTTTGGTAGTCTCTATCCGATGAGTCGAGCCTTCTCTTGATGGTGATGTTTCCAGTGAACTGATTCATGCCTCTGCCAGAAACATCCTCTGACGTTTGCTCAATGGTCATTCTTCTGATGGATATCGCAGGCAGGATTAGAACCTTTTCCCTGTCTCTTGGTGGATTAAGTCGCTTAACCAAAGCAAAACGTTCACCAGTTGCCAAAATAACAAACGGCTTAGAAATGTCCTTGGGGCCGAGCTGTGTTTTGACAGACTGAACTCGGAAACCAATGGTCTTGTCAAACAGCCTGTGAAGGGCTGTATCTACATCGGCAATGCCACAAGGTGGTATTGTGAAAGTTGTAGACGGCGAATTTTCGTAGCCAGAGTCTAAGTGGGCAACAGGATTTCTTGGATCCTGAGGAATGTTCTGCCTTGTCTTATTGTCTTTAGAATCCATTGTTTCTGGTGCCTCTTCAAGCAATAAGTATGGCTTTCACTTTATCCAACTTTCAGTCGCCTTCTAAGTGGTACCGTTTTAATGGAACTGTCATCAGACATTGAGGGTCGTGCGCTGCGTACTTGGCCACTGCCAACCGCTCTAACTGCTAGTTCTGCCGGAAGAGGTGGGAAGGTGTATCTCTTCCTTCGGTTTGCTTTTTCGCTGTAGAATTTCTTTGCTATCTCCTCGGTAAGCCCATAGTCGAATAGCACAATCTTCCCGTCGGGCGTCTTGCCGTAGTGGTCTACTTCTAGAATGTCGCCCGGCATTAGCCTGTTTTCTTTCATGGCCGAGACAATCCCGTTGAAGAATTCAGATGTTCTCATGCTGTCTACGTCGCCAAGAAGCTCCTCATAGTACGAGGCGGTTCGCATATCCCCTTCGGTCTTTAGACGTTTTGCTCTCTTGGAGTATTGCTTAGAGACGCTGGTGGTTACCTCGTCTAGGTTGGATGAGGCATTAGTCTTTGCAAACTCTCGTACAATATCATTGTACGGATCCCAGTTGAACCCAGAAAGTTGCTTGAACTCCTCAATATCCCGGATCGTTCTCACCAGTTGAGATATTAGCCACACAACCTTGCCATCAATTTCCTTGTGGTCATAGATTGCGCTCACAGCCGACTTGGCCTCGGCATTTTTGCTAACAAAACGCTCCGCTGCATTCTGCTCCAGGCCTTTTTCATTGAAGGCTATCTTGAGAACCTTACTTTTACTCAGTGCAAAAACTACCCTTGATGAACCTTCACCGAGGCACGGTAAAGAGGTCATTTTGGCATAGGCAACCATTTCTTCTGTGGTAAGGAGCTTGTTGAAGTGATAGATGCTAAACTTCTTGCTCTTCCGTATAGGTTCTTTTTCTGCCATTGCCACAGCCCCCCAGCCGTATGCCTCTAAGTATACCACCCGGCGGCTGTTTCATTCGTTGTATATGTCATCGGG